TAGGCAAGACACCAGCCCCCGTTAAGAAAGACGGCGCAACTGGTACAAAAAGCCCAGTAGCGAAATAAGGAACTGAGAACAAATGGCTTTGTATCTCAAAGAACATCTCACTTTCGACAGAGCCGGTATGGTGGTCGAAAGTGAAGGTGAAGGTAAAGGAAAATCACTTTACATGAAGGGGATTTTCATTCAGGGCGGGGTTAAAAACGCAAATGAGCGTGTTTACCCCGTAAATGAAATCGAGAATGCAGTCAATACCCTCAACGAACAAATTACAGGTGGCTATAGCGTATTAGGCGAAGTAGATCACCCTGATGACCTCAAAATCAACTTAGACCGTGTATCACATATGATTACAAGCATGTGGATGGACGGTCCCAATGGTTTTGGCAAACTAAAGATTCTACCAACTCCAATGGGTCAATTAGTGACTACAATGTTGGAAAGTGGTGTGAAACTCGGCGTATCTAGTAGAGGTAGCGGCAACGTTAACGATATGGATGGCAGAGTGAGTGATTTTGAAATAATCACTGTGGACATTGTTGCACAACCTAGCGCACCTAATGCATATCCTAAAGCAATTTATGAAGGCGTCATGAATATGAAGCACGGTCATAGAATGTTGGAAATTGCAAAAGACGCAAGAGGCGACAAAAAAGTGCAGAAGTTCTTAAAAGACGAAGTAACTCGTTTGATTACAGAACTCAAAATTAAATAAGGGGATAAGAGCATGTTTGATGCTATCAAACCATTACTAGAAAGTGGACTTATCAACGAAGAAATCGGTACCGAGTTAAACAAGGTATGGGAATCAAAGTTGACTGAAGCCAAAGATCAAGTACGTGCAGAACTCCGTGAAGAGTTTGCGCAACGTTATGAACATGACCGACTAGTTATGGTAGAAGCCCTAGACAAGATGGTTACTGAAGGTCTTTCAACTGAAATCAAAGAATTTCAAGCAGAAAGACAAACAATTAGCGAAGACCGCGTAAGAGCAAAACTTAAGTTACAAGAAAGCGCAACAAAATTCAATGACTTCATGGTTACTAAACTAGCCGAAGAAATCAAAGAATTGCGCAATGATCGTAAACTTCAATTGGAAAATCAGAAGAAACTTGAGAAATTTGTTACACATGCATTAGCACGTGAAATCAAAGAGTTTGCTGTAGACAGACAACAAGTTGTCGAAACAAAGGTTAAGTTAGTTGCTGAAGGCCGTAAACAATTAGAAGCATTGAAAGCAAAATTTGTTGCTGAAAGTGCTAAGAGAGTTAGCGGTGCAGTTTCAACACATCTTAAGGGTGAACTATCACAACTTAAGGAAGACATCAAATCTGCTAGAGAAAATAACTTTGGACGTAAGTTGTTCGAAGCATTTGCAAGCGAATTCAGCGTAACTCACTTAAATGAGAAAGCCGAAACTCGTAAGTTAATGGTTCAACTTGCAGAGAAAGATAAAAAACTAGCGGAATCTGCTACTGTCATTGCGAAAGCAAGTAAGTTAGTAGAGCAAAAGGAACGTGAAGTTCGCATTATTAAGGAATCAACTCAACGTGAAAAAGAGATGGGAGAACTTCTATCTACACTAAACGAAGAGAAAGCCTCAGTAATGAGAAGTTTACTGGAAAGCGTTCAGACACCAAAATTGAAGAACGCATTCGATAAGTACTTACCAGCAGTTCTTAACACTGGAATTGAGAAAAAAGCAAGTAAAACTGCTCTCACTGAAAGCGTTAGTGAAGTAACCGGTAATAAATCTGCCACGAAAAAATTAGAAGTTGAAGTCGAAGACCGTGATAACGTAATCGACATTAAACGTCTGGCAGGGCTTTAATTAAAGACATAATTTAGGAGAAATTAAAAATGTCAAAAGTATTATTAGAAAGCCGTTGGGACGAGACCAAAGACGCCCTGTTAGAAGGTTTAAAAGGAACTCGTCGTTCAACTATGAGTGTTATTTTAGAAAACACTAAAAAGCAACTATTGGCTGAATCTTCAGCTGGTACAACTACAGCAGGTAACATTGCTACTCTTAACCGTGTTATTCTACCGGTTATCCGTCGTGTTATGCCTACTGTTATTGCTAACGAACTAGTTGGTGTTCAACCAATGACTGGTCCAGTTGGTCAAATCCACACACTACGTGTACGTTATGCACAGTCATTGACTGATAACTCAGCAGCACAAACTAGCGTTCAAGCTGGTCAAGAAGCGTTGAGTCCATTCTTGATTGCACAGGCTTACTCACGTAGCCCAGCAAATGCTACTTCTTCAAATTACTACACTGGTGCTGATACAGCAACATTGGAAGGTAATGGCGGTAAACAAATCAGCGTACAAATCTTGCGTCAAGCTGTTGAAGCTAAATCACGTAAGTTACAAGCACGTTGGACATTTGAAGCTGCTCAAGACGCACAATCACAACACGGTATTGACGTTGAAGCAGAAATCATGGCCGCTCTAGCACAAGAAATTACTGCTGAAATCGACCAAGAAATCTTGTTGTCATTGGCAACATTGGCTTCAACTGAATATACATACAACCAAGCTACTGTATCTGGTACAGCTACTTACGTTGGTGACGAACACGCTGCTTTGGCTGTTCTTATCAATCGTGTTGCTAACTTGATCGCACAACGTACACGTCGTGGCGCTGGTAACTGGTGTGTTGTATCTCCGGCTTCATTGACAGTATTGCAATCTGCAACTACTTCAGCTTTTGCTCGTACAACAGAAGGCACATTCGAAGCACCTACAAATACTAAGTTTGTTGGTACATTGAACGGTGCAATGCGTGTTTTCGTTAACAGCTATGCTCCTGATACACAACCAGTATTGGTTGGTTATAAAGGTTCAAGCGAAACTGATGCAGCAGCATTCTATTGCCCATACATTCCATTGATGAGCAGTGGTGTTGTTCTTGATCCAACTACATTCGAACCAGTAGTGTCATTCATGACTCGTTATGGTTATATCGAATTGACAAACACAGCGTCATCATTTGGTAACGCTGCTGACTATGTTGGTGAAATCGCAGTTCAAAACTTGACATTCCAATAATCAACATTGTTGGTATGAAAGACAGAAAAGGCTCTACGGAGCCTTTTCTTATGGGTTAAATATAGCATGACATATATCATATACACTTTAATAGTTACACACATCACTATAGTATGTGTGACGTTGTTCTTGCACAGAGGACAGGCTCACAAGTCACTAGAATTTCATCCTGTATTAAGTCACTTTATGCGATTTTGGTTATGGCTTACAACAGGTATGGTAACTAAACAGTGGGTAGCAACTCATAGAAAGCATCATAGATTTAGTGACAAAGAAGGTGATCCACATAGCCCACATGTCTATGGAATATGGCGTGTATTCTCTAGGGGCGCATTGTTATATAGTAGTGCAGTAAAAGACAAAGACATGGTAAATCAGTATGGTGTAGGCACACCTGATGATTTTATAGAAAAAATTTATACTAGATATAATTTTTTAGGCATACTAATAATGCTTTGGATCAATCTAACATTATTTGGAACAATAGGATTATTAATATGGGGTGTGCAAATGATTTGGATACCCTTTTGGGCAGCCGGAGTTATCAATGGGATAGGCCATTGGTGGGGATATCGTAACGGTGAGACTAAAGATCATAGTCATAACATAACTCCTTGGGGCATTGTTGTAGGTGGTGAAGAGTTACACAATAATCATCACTTAAATCCTGCAAGTTGTAAACTTAGTCGTGAAAAGTTTGAATTTGATATTGGGTTTATGTATATAAAAATATTTGAATTTTTAAGATTACTAAAAATCAAGCAATCCTAATATCAGCATCAACAGTAACATTATTTAAAATTGATTTTTTACCTGTACGTTGGCGCTTTTTGTACAATCTACTACAGTTTGCACATAGTGTTAACATATTCTTTTTAGTTTTATTCTTTTTATTCCCATCTACAAATATCAAATCTAATTGACATTTGTCTTCTGCTTCAAAGCTACATTGCTCACAATGTAACTTTTTATATTGTAAGTGTTTAAATCTAGGATTGTATATCGATTTAGCACACTCAACACAATATCGATGCCACTTTTGAAATCCATGTTTACTTTTTCCATTAGACTTTGCTAATGAAAATTTGCAATTAATGCATATAGGTCTTGGTGGTTGAGTAGTAATCATATTGTATTTATAAAATAAAGCACTCCTAGGTTCTTCAAACCACGGTATATAAAAAGGGCAATAGATAAATACTAGATTACTTAAACGGATTTTACAATGGCAGCAGAACTCTTTAATTCATTAGCAGGTTACTCAGTTGGTATACCACCTATCGCTATTACTGATGGCAATGGTAATATTGTTACTAATGTTTTTACATCAGGAAATGTTACTGCTTCTAATGTATATGCAAATCAATTTTATTGGGCTAACGGTACTCCTTTTGCAGGGGCAGCCGGCGGTAGCACTACTCAACTACAATTTAATAACAATGGATCATTTGGTGGAATACCAATCACTACATGGGATGGCGCAAACTTGTCATTGGGTAGTGTTGCTAATGTTAAATTAGGTGGCGGAGCTTTTGGCTATTATCTACAAACTGATGGTACAGGTAATCTACAATGGGCACCTGGATCAGGTAATGGTGGGGGTAACACTAACCCCGGTGGTAGCAACACATACATTCAATTTAATAATGCTGGTCAGTTTGGTGGCTTGCCTAGTTTTACTTTCAATAGTGCAACAGGTGTTGTAACAGTACCTAATCTATCAGTTACAGGTACACTTAATGCAAGTATTCCAGGCAGTGACATTACAGGTGCAGTAGAGTATGCAACCATTGCTAATAGTGTAGCAGGTAGTAATGTTACTGGAGCAGTTGCTTATGCTACTATTGCAAATGGAGTAGCAGGTAGTAATGTATTTGGACAAGTCAATTATGCGGCTACAGCAAACTCAGTAGCCGGTGCCAATGTAACAGGTGCTGTACAATATGCAAGTGTTGCAAACAGCGTGTCAGGTAGCAATGTGTTCGGCGCAGTTAATTATGCCAACGTGGCAAACAGTGTTGCAGGTGGTAATGTATTCGGACAAGTTAATTATGCGGCTATTGCTAATTATGTTGCTGGTGCAAATGTTCACGGTGCAGTAGAGTATGCAACTATCGCAAATGGAGTAGCCGGTGGAAACGTCACAGGACAAGTAGCGTTTGCGGCTATTGCTAATAGTGTTGCAGGTAGTAACGTTTATGGTCCTGTTAACTCATTAAATGCAGGTATATCTGATGTTGTAATCAGCGGTGGTGTTAATGGTTATGTGTTACAAACTGACGGTACAGGTAATCTAAGTTGGACTGCACAAACAGGTGGCGGCGGTGGTAATGGAACACCCGGTGGTAGTAACACAGAAATTCAATTCAACAATGCAGGTACATTTGGTGGCGCAGCCGGATTTACATTTACAAACACCTCAGGTGTAATGACTGTACCAAATGTAGTTGCAACATATAATGTAACTGCATCAAGCGCAAATGTTACAGGAACATTAAAGGCAACAACTGCTAATGTAATTACATTAAATGCATCAGACAATGTTAATGCAGTCAATTTAGGCGGTAGATTAACAACTAATATTCAACCTAACATTACTAGTTTAGGTACACTAACTAATCTAAACATACAAGGACCTGCTAATTTAGGAAGCATTAGTAACTTAACAATTACTGGTGGTACAACAGGTTATGTGTTATCTACTGATGGTACAGGTAATCTAAGTTGGTTACAAGCATCAGGAACGCCCGGCGGTTCAAATCAACAATTACAGTTTAATAACAGTGGAAGTTTTGCAGGCATACCAACTACTACATGGGATGGTAGTTTATTAACACTGGGTGATGTATCTCAAATCAGTATTGGTGGCGGAACTAGTGGTTATGTATTGACTACAGATGGTGCAGGTGCATTATCTTGGGCTGAAGGTGGCGGTGGTGGAAACCCCGGCGGTATTAACACAGAAGTTCAATACAATGACAATGGCAACTTTGCAGGTACTACTGGATTTACATTTAATAGTTCAACTGGTGTATTAACAGCACCCAATGCAACTGTTTCAGGATCAATAACGATTGTTAACAATGCTAATGTTACAGGTAACACTAGAACAGGTAATTTAACAGTTACTGGTAAAACTAATTTAGGTAATGTTGGTAATATCAACATTGCAGGTGGTAGCAATGGTTATGTATTAAAAACAAACGGAGCAGGGAACTTAGTTTGGGCGGCCCCTGCAGGTGGTAATGGATTACCCGGTGGTAACAACACTCAGTTACAGTTTAATTTAGAAGGTGACTTTGGTGGTATACCTACTGTAACTTGGGATGGTAGTGTACTTGCATTGGGTGATGCAGGAAATGTAAGTATTGGTGGTGGTAGCGCAGGATATATCTTATCTACTGATGGATCAGGTGATTTACAATGGGTTCCAAGTACAGGTAGCCCAGGTGGCGCAAACAATCAAATTCAGTTCAATCAAAACGGCACATTCAGTGGAAATACTAATTTTACATACAATCATGTAACAGGTGTTGTAAACTTAGTAGGTAGTATGGTTGCAAACTCACTAACACTGGGTACAGGATTAAATCAGTTTTGGACTGCAAACACGTTTGCTGCCACAACATCAGGTGCAGGATTGCAACAATTGTTAGCAATCAGTGCCGCAAATATTTCAGGATTAGAATTTACTATTGTTGCTACTGATGCTACAGCTGGTTATAGACAAATCACAAAGTCTACAGCGGTATATTATAGTGGCAATGTTAACTATAATGAATACAGTCAATTATATGTAGGTGGCCCAGTTGGGGACTATTCTATATCGTACAATGCAGGGTACATCGTGTTATACGTAACACCGGAAACAATGAATACTGTGACGTATAAGATGCAAATCACGCAGTATGCAACATAAAAAATAAGAATGAGTGTATGCCCATTTTTGAGAAAATGATAAATATAAGATAATAAGGAATCAGCAAATGTCTCTTAAACCATTAAATTCAGTAGGCGGTTTTAGCGTAGGTAACAGTACGATTACAACAGTAATCTACCCAAATACCGATGTTACCACAGCCAATCTAGTTGTAAGTAATTACGCAAATCTAGGCGATGTGGGTAATATCTACATTGGTGGAGGTAACTCAGGTGCAGTACTTAGTACTGACGGATTAGGTAACTTAAACTGGTCATCAAGCCCCGGTGTTACTGAAATTCAAAATGGTAATAGTAATGTAAGCATTCCTGTTGCTAGTGGTAATATTTATATCAATGCTAATGCAGCAACCGATTCTCAATGGGTATTTGACATAACAGGTAATTTAACAGTACCTGGCAGTAGCTACATCATACCAAATAGCGGTAGTCTAAATCTAACGGACGCTTCTGGCAATAGTTATATTGACATTGATACAAACAACATCTACTTCTATACTGATTATGAAGGTAGTGAGTATGAATGGAATCTTGATAATTCTGGTAACACTACATTCCCTGCAGTCGGTACAGCAAATCTTGGTAATTTAGTAACTGCTAATTATGCAAATTTTGCCAATGATGTAACAATCACTGGCAATGCTAATGTAACTGGCAATGTAACAGCAAATAATTTCTCTACAACAGGCAGTGCAGGTAACATCAGTGGCGCAAACGTTATCTTTGCTAATAGTTTTACAAGTAACGGTGGTCTTGTTGACTTTAGTACTAATAATGCAAATGTACAATTAGGTAATATCGGTAATGTTCACATTTTAGGTGGCAGTGACGGCTATGTTCTTCAAACTGACGGTACCGGTAACTTATCATGGACTGAAGCGCCAAACATCAACGAAATTAAAAATGGTAATAGTAATGTAACTATCCCATCTCAAGACGGTAACGTTTACATTAATGCTAATAGTGGCAGTGATCAACAATGGGTATTTGATACAAATGGATATCTTACACTACCAGTTTATGGCGTAATTACTTCACTTACAAATCTTGATTTTTATACTTCTAATGTTTCAAGTTATAGTGAAATTTACTTAACTGACGGCCCTGGTGGTAATGTAACAATTGCTACAAATGCTGAATCACAAAACTGGACATTTGATCAAAACGGTCAATTAACATTGCCAAATGGTTCTAGCATAACTGGCCAACCAAACACAGCAATTAACATCTATACCAATTCTGGTGTCTATTCAGGTATCCAATTAAATGACAATGGCACTAATAGTAATGTTAAGTTGTACAGTCAAGAAGGTGCATATAACTGGATATTCGAAGATAATGGTAATTTAATTTTACCTAACGCTAACAGTGGTTATGCAACAATCACAACACCTGCGGCAAACAATATCAGTATTCAAACAAGCGGTGCAAACTACAGTCAAGTTATATTAAATGACAATGGTGATATATTATTATACACTAATGCACAATATTGGGAATATCAATTTGGATCAGACGGTACATTTAGTGTTGGTTCAGGTCAAACTATTGACTTCAACACAAATAATCCAAATGTGGTATTAGGTAATGTTGCTAATGTTCACATTTACGGTGGCGCATTAAATCAAGTTCTTACTACAGATGGTACAGGTAACTTAAGTTGGGCATCAGGTTCACAAGTTGCAAATGGTAACAGTAATGTAAGTATTCCTGTCGCTGATGGTAATGTAATCATTAATGCTAATGCAGGTACAGACTATCAATGGATCTTTGATACTACAGGTAATACAACATTCCCTGCAATCGGCACAGCTAATTTAGGTAACTTAGTAACTGCAAACTACGCAAACTTTGCAAATGATGCAAATATTCAAGGCAATCTTGAAGTTGGTGGTAATATTACTACTGGAGGCGGCACAGGTGGTAACATCAGCGGTGTTGATTATTTGTTTGCTAACTATGCAAATTTAGGTAATGACTTAAATGCTAACGGTAATGTAAACGTTCAAGGTAACATATTATCAAATTACTTCTATGCAAATGCTGATGCTAACATTGCGGGTAATTTGTATGTACAAACAAATGCAAATATTACAGGTAACTTAACAGTTGGTAATTTATTAGGTAAATTGGCAAACGGTACAAGTAATGTTGCTATTCCAGTAGTTAACGGCAATATCAACTTGTCAGTTGGTGGTAATGCTAACGTATTAACAGTAACAGCAACAGGTGCTAATGTAATTGGTACATTATATGCTAACGCTAATATCACAACAACAAGCACATTTGTTGGCAACACTATCACAAGTACTGGTACATATTTACAAATTGCAAGTGATTTGGTATCTAATGGCACATATAATATTAACTTAGTACCAGGTGGTGCAGGTAACGTTGATGTTCACAGCACATACATTACAAGTCTTGCTGATCCAGTTAATCCACAAGATGCGGCTACAAAGCAATATGTTGATAACATCAGTCAAGGTTTATATGTTCACCCAGCGGCAAATGTGTTGTCATCAGGTAATTTGAATGCAAGTTATAACAATGGTGGTACAAGTCTAACTGTTACTGACATTATTGGTAATAGTGTTGTTCAGTTTAGTGGCGCGCACGGATTAAGCGTAGGTAATACAATTTCATTTACTAATTCATTCAATGGTATTAGTGGCGATCCTGATATCTACTATGTAGCTTCAGTACCCGCATCTAATCAAATCACATTGAAGGATGAATATTATGGTCCCGCCCCAGTAGAAACATTAACTGCTGGATCAGGATTGTCACAGCCTGCATTAGGTCAAGCAGGTACAGGTGCAACATTGACAAATGCAGGTACACTTGCCGCATTAATTGTTGATAGTGTAACAACTACTACAGGCTTACGTGTTCTTGTAACTGGTCAAACAAATCAAGCATACAATGGTGTTTACGATGTAACAACAGTTGGTGATGGTTCAACTCCTTGGGTATTAACAAGAAGTGCTGATGGTAATAGTTATATCCCACAAAGTGCAAATGGTTTGGCAGCAGGTTCATACTTCTTTGTAACTGAAGGTGATGTATACGGTGGTTCAAGCTGGATCGTAACAACAACTGGTGAAATTGATATCGGTATTACAAACATTGCATTTGTACAATTCAGTCAAGGTGGTGCTTATACAGGTGCAAACGGTATCAATGTTACTGGAACATTAATTACTGCTAACGTAGACGGAACAACTACTGCAATTGTTGGTGGTAACATCACAGTTGCGGCAAATGCACAGTTGACAACACCAAATATTGGTGACGCAACTGGTACAAGTTTAACACTAACTGGTAATTTATTAGCTGGAAATGTTAATTCTAACACAGCAACAGTTACTAACAGTTTAACAGTTAACACATATGCTAACGTAAATAACTTTATTTCAAC